CCTAAGCGTTGCAAGGCAACATCAGGAGGAGTAGCCATGATTAGTTTTTTTAGAGAAAGTTAGAAATTGTCTGGTGGGACTTCTTGCTCACTAACTCAGGTTGTCCTCCTCAAAGGGCCTGGTGCTCTGAAGTGTCTTGCTTATAACTTACTAGAAGTCCGGCGAAGAGTGCAATATCATCGCGACCTTATTCCTATAGGCCTCGTCAACATCGTATAAACGTTGGCCTCTGTCATTACGTTTATTCATTGCATCAAGGACTTGCTGCTGGCTTTCAAACACGACCTTTGTCTCTGTAGCAACTCCGCCCCCGTAGAGCTGTGGCTCTACAACTGAGTCAGGAGCCGCCTGACGGGCTTGCATTGCCTTTAACGCCCAACTAATGGCTTCTTTGTTGCCAGAGTCCACAACGGCGTTGTAGTTAGCCAATTCCTCCGCTGGAAGATTGGACTTAGCCCAGCCACTCAGCTGATCAAAATTTTCTTGGCCGCCGACGCCATCTAGCAATGCTGTTGCATCAGCTTCAGTTAGACCCGCTTCGCCAGTGGACGGAGCGGATTGCGCCTTTGACACATAGTTCTCAACGACCTGCCGAGGCACCTTGAATGTTTCAGCCAAAGTGTCGAAATGCTCTGAGATGTCAGCGCCTTGATCGGCGTTCCACATCAATTCAGCAAGGTTGACGCCTTTCCCTGCAAGAAGCGCAACGGCTTCTTTGCCGTAAACCTCACTGGCCTGTTCAGCGGAATAACCAGATTCTTCAACTGCCTCTGGTTCAGCGACAGGCTCTGGTTGCGGTTCAGCAGATTGCTGCCCCATCTTTCGCTGTAGTTCGGCATAAGCCTTGGCCAATTCTTGCGGGGACTTGAACTTGCCAAGGATTGCTTCTTCTTCCTGAAGCTCTTCCTGTTCCTTGGCAAATTCTTCGAGTATGCCCTCTTGGCCAGGGCCAACCATCCCACCTTTTTCGCCTTCAGGAACAGTTAGTTGAGGTGAAGTATCGGTCTGGGTTCCTTCAACAAAGGGTTGAGGATCGGCCATTACTGGTCTGCCGAGTTCAGGGCTCATTGAGGTTGAGGTTCAGGGTTTTCGGATTGGATCTGAATGTTCTGAGCAGTTTGCGCTGCATCAGCCATGTTCTTGGGATCAGACAACTTGGACTGCATCAGCATTGCTTGCTGTTGCTGTTGTTGTGCAGCTTGTCGTTCTTGAGCAAGCTCTTCATTTGTCTTGATAAGACCAACCGTGTCGATCCCCATGGAATACGCAAGACGCTTAATCAGCTCAGATGGTTTTAAGTAGGTTGCTAAACCTTCTGGCCCCATTGTCTGACCAAGCGTTGTCGTAAACCTTACTAGCTGCTCCAAGTCGTTGCCACGACCAACAGCTGCAAGGCCGACAGTCATAACTGGTTTGACTAGCTCTTTTGGCAGCTTGGGAACTTTCTTTTCACGCTGGAGAATGTCTAGCTTGCGTGACACGTAAGGGATCTGAAATTCAGTCTGCAAAATGCTGTAAATCGACCCGAGGGAGTTCTCGATAGACAACGCTTGCAAACGGACCTCTTCGGCAGTTGTGCGCTCGCTATCTCTCACATCAGCCAACATAAAAGCCTGTGACAGCCTGGCTTCTATCTGTGTTTTGCCCTGCATTGCGACTTGCAGGTCTGTTGACTTTTGCACCTGCAAAGCCATCACATCATTAGGGTCTCCAGTTACAAAAGAGCCGTTCGGACTATTGGCAAGATTGGCTGCTTTTGTGACGCCAGATGGCTTCACTAAGAACAAAATCTTGCTGCTTGCAAGGCTGCCTTCTGCAATTGCTTGACACAGTGCTTCTACGGTCTGGAGATCCGCCAAGGCCGCGGCTTCTACATAACTAATGCCGTACATTTGACCGTCACTGCGCGTCATGCGTAATGGCAACCAAGGGCAAACATCCTCTGGAGCGCGACCTTCAGAACCAGGAATGATCTTGTTATTGACTTCTTGATGCCACTTGACTGTTCCTTTCTTGCCTTGGCCATTCCTCTCCCATTTCACATGGGTATAAATCCGAACGGTGTCGCCAGAATCACGACGCGGTACTGGCTGTGCAATGTCATCAATCAGGCCGCTGGTGATGTCGTCATCTTCTTCAGGATTCCGAACCATGTCCTGCACCTTTTGAGGCAGGGTTTCAATAGCTAGTTCTTCGCACGTAATTACTTCCAATGGATTGCCCATTGGGTCGCGTTGGCAGACGTAGCGGTTGAGGTGAAAACAACGCAACCCTTCTACGGATACATAAAGCAGTGCATTGCCACCAACAATGAGATGAAGCAGCGCTTCATGGAACACCACACGGTCATTGCTAGCTTCGATTTCTCGCAGTACCTGTCGTTCGATCTGACTTAGCGCTGCTTCAAACTCAGACTTTTGCTCAGGGGTTACACCTTGAGCATTCATCTCAGCCTCATCCAACGAGAACCGGAAAAACTGCTGCGTCGGAGGGAGAAGGGCCAAAAGCATACGGCTGGCCAAATTCAGACACCCTCTGGCACCAATTCCATTCCATGGGACGGGATACGTCTCCTTGGTATTGGCGACTGGCTCCGAGCTGGTCGGAATCAGATACGGAATCGTTAGCCGGGCCGAAGCTCGGCCACGTCCTAAGTAGTAGTCCCTGTCAGAAGCAAGGTCTTCATATCTCTGGGCAGCAGTTTTACGCATGATTAGATCGAGAGGTTGGGGCCACGGTTACGGCTTGAGCCACGAGCGACTTGAGCGGCAGTTGATGCTGCCCCTCTCCGAGCGGATTTGCCTTTTGTACTGGAGGCAGAAGGCCCAGTCAGATTTTGCTTTCCAAGGATTTGCAGCGATGACGAAACCGCTTGGCCTCTTGACCGAATCCCTCCAACTTTTACGGCTTGAGCTGTTGCTAACTCCTCAGATTTGCGATTTTGTTCATTTTTAATCCCAAGCAATTTTTCATCTTGCTGTGCTTCTAGGCTAGTAACTCTATCTCTTTGATCTTGTTGCTGATCTGCAAATTGTTTTTGCAAACGGGCACTTTCTGCTAATTGCTGCGTTGCAATCGCGTTGCTTTCATCTGCAATCCGATCAAGCTCAGCTTGTGCGTCCCTTGCCTGTTGGTCAAGACGTTCTTGCTCCTTTTCGGCTGCGCGCTTTCCCGCTTGACGGTTGCTTCCACCACACATGATCAGACTCCAATGTTGAGGCCAGATCCGGCTTTGCTAGCCGTTCCAGCGGTGCTGATCTTGAGGCTTTTCTTTGGCTTCTTCTTATCCGTGACGGCAGCCGTTGTCTGAGCGCCTTCTGGCATTTCAGTTTGCTTAGCTGCCGTTGAGTAAGAAGCCATTTCAGCAGAAGCTAATGCTGCTGCACTGCTGGATTCTGAGGCATAACCAGCGGCGGTTTTTGCATTTGCCTCATCATTAGCTTGATTTAAACTTGCAAGATCATCGTCAAATTGAGCTTGCAAAGCAGCAGTCTCTTCATTTGCTGTATCAATCTGGTCTTGCAACGTAGATTGGAATGTAGCTTGATTCGTTTGCATGGTTTCTCGGAATGCGTCGAGTGAATCTTGCTGCCGTTTAATGTCAGCATCACTTGGACCTTGATAAACAATCTTTGGAGCTCTTGGTTGTCCGCCGCCACACATGATCGATCTCCTTAGGTGATGTTGAGGCCAGTTCCCTGGCGACTGGTTGAAGCTGTTCGGCCAATGCGTAGGCTTCCTTTGCCTTTGCTTGTCTTGATGCCACGTTCCCGAGAGCCAATCTCTGGGGCTTGCGCTGACTTCTCTGGTGGCGGAGCGCCAATCAAAGTAGACAAACGCATGGCTTCTTCTTGCAGCGCACCTTCATCTTCAGCAATCTCAATTTTTTGATCAGCAATTTTTTCGCGAAGATTGTTTTGCGTTCGCAGCGTGTCTTGCAGCTGTGACTGCATATCCAACACGCCGCTGTTCATTTGACTGGTGATTGCCTCTTTCTGCAATTCAAACTGTTGGTCAAAAGCCCTGTAATCAGGCTTAGTAATCGTTGCTCTTGGGGGTGATCCACCACACATCAGCTCAACTCCGGTTCAATGATCACAACACTGGTCTGTTGATCTTCCAGCTTTTGCGCAAGCCACTTCACAACTGATACCTGACCAGCGCGATACATGATCTCGCGATCACTCCATTCCAGCTCAGGAGCTCGATCGGGGAACTCTGCGGCAAGAGCAGCCACAAGCCTCTCATCGATTTGTGGGAGATAAGGCACTCTGCGCAGCCGTAGACATGACCATAGTATCTAAGCTTCAGTCAGAAGCACAGCAGTCATGTCTGATCAGCTAAGCAAGCTAAGCGAGATGCACGACCTCGTAATTGATCAAGTGCTGGAAGATCTCCAAAATGGTGACCGTCGAGCACGGCAAGAAGCAATGGCATTGCTGAAGAACAGCAACGTCACTGCTGTTGCAGCTGAAGGATCAACTCTTCGGAAACTGGCCGGCAAGCTGGACTTCTCAGAAATGAACGACAAGGTTGTGTCGATCACACCGAAAGCTTCTTAACTCCGCCATAGGCACCGTGATTGGACAGGTTGGGCCGCCAGCCAAGCGCAAGGGCATCAACGGCTCCTTCCTGTTCACTCATCCAAGCCTCCATATCTTCGCTTTGCATCTGAGAGCTGCGTTCTAACTGCGTTCTCATCTGGTCTTGGGCCGCGGCTTCTACGAAATAAGCAAGCGCAATCGCAAGCGCATCAGCTCGGTCATCGTGATTTAGGCATCCCTTTTCGTCTGTTAGCCGCGACATTTGGTGGGCTAACGACCTCGAATAGCCATGCTCTGGATCTTCATCCAACAATCGATAGTCAGCCTTGATGACTTTGGCCAACATGCAAAGCCTGTGCTGCTGAATGATGGGACCGAGCGTGTCGCAAAGCCGTGTCTCTTTTCTGATGCTGTGCTTCACCTCTTCAATCGTTACCGGGTGATGCCGGAGCATGTGGGGCTTGAGTAGGGCTGTGAACATGCCATCGCCCATGTTTGCCTCAGCAATAACGTAATTAACACCCCATTTCTTGGCGATCTTGGCGCAATTCTCTAAGACAACGTCGTCATAGCCAAGGGTGGAGCCACCACTTTCCAGAACAAAGAAATTGCCGCCATATTCAGCTAATACACACCAGGCGAGCTCGTCTCGTCCTCTACCAGCAGGGTCAATTGACATGCAGACACGCGCTTCTTTCCGTTCCACCCAGCCATTGATGAATGCGGGGCGATGCCAAAAACGATCGGCACCCAAACCAACGCAAACCAGCTCTTGAAGTCGGTATTCAGGAGAACTCGACCAGACAACAGTCTCTGGAAGGGCAGATCCGTCGATATCAAGGACACAAATGTCGCCCAGGCGTACTGGGAAGCGGTCAAGAGTGGCAAGCCTGCAATTGAGATAGAACTGAAGCTCGAAACTTGCCTTCGTCATCGACGCTTGACGTTGAAGGATGTCTTCGTGGCTGAACCGCTCAGGGTCCGTTGGCTCTCCCACTAGGCCTGGATCTGCTTCTACCTCTGCTTCGATGCGTGGATCAAGGTTTGCTTCGTATGTTTCACGATCTTCGGGGTATAAAGCAGGCCAATAGCGGCTTGAATAGCCCCTTTCTCGCACCAAACGTAGATAAATACTGGTTTCGGTGTGCGGTGTGCCGAGATAAATGATCTTTCTAGGCAGTAACTGGCCTTCATCTGGCTTGATGATGGACTCCATCTCAGTCACAGCATGAGCAATCCGCTCTTGCTTCAGGATTGTCAGAGTATTTGCAAGCGTTTCGATGTCATCCAAGATCGCGCAAGTACAGCGCTGACCTGTGGTCTGAGCTCCAACGCCTAGCGCTCGTACAGATGGCGACTGTTCAACGGTGCAAGGGGCAACATCAAAGGCGACATTGCTGGATCTGTTCTCTAATCCAGGCAATAAGCACTGCAATATGTCCACTTCAGACATTGTGCGCAGCATGAACTGCGTGAAATCAGTTGCTTTAAGAGCAGTTGCAGAAACGACAAGGATCTTTTCCTCTGGATCCATGCGCAGCCGCCATAAAGCGTAGTAACTGGCAAGTAATGATTTACCCAAACCCCTGAATGCAACAGTCAGCTGCCGATCAGGCCCGTCTTGCATCCATTGGGCGACAGCAACCTGCTGTTTGGTGGGTGTTGTGGCCAGTCCTTGCTCCCTGAGGAGGTAGCAACAGAACTGCGGAAAGCTCCGCAGCTGTTCTGGCATCTCTTCCCAGAGCTGCTTCATTCAAAAGCCTTGGCAGCAGCACGATTAATGGCAGCCCGTAGGCCCTTTTCCTTGTCCTGAACAAGGTGCATAGACGACACGAACGTGCATTTAGTAATACCGTTCTCCGTCAGACACACCTTCAGGGCGTCGTCTTCTGTAGAAGTGATGTCAAGCATTACTTCTTAGAAGAACTTTTGCCTTTAGCCGTTGCTTCGGGTGGAGGATTTGGCGGCGTTGGTACAGGAGTTGGCGCATTAGGCATTCCCTGCACATAAGGCCATTGACCCGTTGCAGTGAAATAGCCGTCTTGCGCAGCCTGAACAATGGATTGTGGCTTTGTGCTTTCGCCTGTCAGGCCTAACGCTTGGCGGGTGCCATTTGTCAGATAAACGTGCGGATCAGATCCATTGACGACAACAGTGCTCATTTTCCTTTACCAACAGGCTTTGGCTTGTAACACTTTTTGGCCATACGACCCCTAAGAACACGACGACCCCATCATGGCTCATGCCATGGGGATTGGATATGCAAATCGTCGATATGAGTTGGTGGTGGCATTGCTGGAGGCTGTGACTTATGCCAGTCCGCGACTTCAGCGTCAATTCGAGGCTTCAGTGTTGCCTCGAACTTGCGACGTTGGATCATTCGTTGCAGATCATGCAAAGGCGATCGTGTCGAAAACTGAAATAGCCACTTGCCATCAGCAGGGATCAGCCCTTTTTTCCCTTTAAGGAGCGCAGAACAGAAAACAGCAATTGCACCACTGAATTGTCCTTCAGCTTGCTCATCCCAATCAGCTCACTAGCTGCTGCAACGACAATCCAGAAAGCTGGATGCCCCAGGACTTGTTCGATGTTCATTTGGGTGTGCGCTTTAAGCGGATCATATCCACCCCCGCAGAACTCATCACCTCTTTGGTCGTGCCTCAAGTGCTGTGATGCGGTTGCCTTGTTCGTTTAAAAGCTTGTAAATCGCTGATCGATCGGCCTTCATGTCGATATGAAGCGAATCCAAACGTTCAGCAATTGATTCCACTGCAACCGTCAGGCGTACTGCTTCCTCACGGTTCTCACGGTTACGACTACCCAGCCCTGCTGCTGAAACGCCAGCAATACCAATGACTGCACCTACGACCGCTGCGACAATTTCAATCACGATGTTTTTGCCGTTCCAAGGCTCGTCATTATTTACAGGGCCGTAGGTCTCCACAGCATATTGGCAACCAGAACCCTTGCTGCATAGGACGACTGGGGTTCAAAAATTAACCGCAGTTGCTCGGCATAATTTGCTTGTCTACGCCAAATAGCAATGCCAGGTAAACGCGGTCTCTACGACAACATCAATGCCAAAAAGAAAGCAGGTAAAAAACCTCGCAAGGTAGGCAGCAAAGGAGCTCCCACTGATGCGGACTTCAAAGCAGCTGCAAAGACTGCTAAAAAGCTCAAAATCTATTGATGCCAACAACAAAACCCCCTGCCTAGGACAGAGGGCTCTGCATGTCTCCCGCTCGGCTCAACCTCCCACGACCAAGTAGTCAGCGGCGTTACCGGAGACGACCAAACACTACTTCTTCTTCATCGCGTCGTAGTAAGCACGCTCTAAATGCGTTAACTGCTCACGACGACCACCCTCAGATATTGCCCTAGCTGCATTCATCTTCGCTCTCTCCTGTACTGCATCCCATGCAGCTTGGTTCTGTACCTGATTTAATCGTCCAGCCATTGGCCTCCTTGTATTTGAGAGATGGCAAACCCATCACGCTGATCGCATGACGAACTGCTCCTAAATCCTTTGGATGCGTAACCCTCCAACGACGCTTCCTTGCACCGCTTCCCCATCCCCATCCCGCGTACTGAATAAATCCTGCATCAAGTAATTTCTTCAATCCATTGATCACAGTCGCCTTACCTAATCCGCATTGGCCGGCTATCCCCTTCACACTCCAAGCTGTTGTTCCACCCTGAGCAGACTTACCCCTCCCAACTACATCCTTAAAAGCGCTCTCCCACAACAACGCATAAATAGGCCCGCATTCACGACCTAACTCAAATACTTCCACCATCGGAGGGCAACTGCCCTCTAAAACCACTGACATAAGAACAAAGTGTTCTGCACAGAACACGTTTAATACTACGGCCTTGTAGAGCTACTCCCCCACCCCCTCTAAAGCCTCTCTAAAGCTCCCTAGTCTTATCTCGATAAGCTCCACTATTGAGAATGCTGAAATTTGCTGGGCGGTGAGATACCCACATTTACGCAAGCGACCAGCCCACTCCCCCCTATGCCCCTTGCGCGGCTGCTGTGGACCTAGGCGGCCCACATTTGCAAAGTTTGCATGGGGTGGGGTGGGTAGATACGTTGGTATGACTGGGTTCTGATTGTGATGTGGGATCACATTGGTTTGTGTCGTCCCTCTACTTACTAGGGAGCGCAGGGCCAGCAGGACGTTGAGCAAATTGCGCGCCGAGGTTTGTTCGCAAGTGTGCGAGGCAGGTTGGTGCCCAGTGTTTGGAGGGATATTTGCGGGAGTGTTGCGGGGGTGCAGCGTAGAAGCTAGGGTTAGGAGGAATCGAGAGATCGATTCATCCCACGACCCTGGACAACTGAATGACTAAAGAGCAGGCGACTGCGCTGTTTCGTTTTATCCGATCAATGGATGGTGACGAAGTAGCCCAAGCCGACCTTGGTTCAGATTTATATGACCAGCTGACAACTCAGTTGGCCGATTGGATCAACGAATCGCTCAGGGTCAATTGATCCTGACCATCTCTTGAGGGGCTTTAGAGCCTCTCTAGAGGTGCTCTAGAGCGCCTTAATTCCCACGACCTTGGATTAATGAACATCACCGAAAGCAGCAACAAAGCAGAGATCATCTCCACCGCTTTGGAGTTCATCGACGACAAAGACACACGGATTGAACAGCTGGAACAGCAACAGGTTTTCCTTGTCGCCCTTGCTTCC